GTTCTTCTCTGAGGATTCATCCGCTAGACTCATTTGGTCAAAGTGAACATGGGCTGGTCGTCTAAAGCCCATTGAGCGTCGAACATGCTCTATTTCACCTTGCCAGAATTTAGTAAGTAAGTCTCTACCGTATTGCAGTCTCTCTACAAGTGTTTTGAGGGAGATATAGTTATTAGTAAATCCGCCGCCGCCACTGGCCATTCCCGTCAAAGTGGGGGGAACGCCTAGTCCAGCGTAAATACTATTAAGAACAGAGCTATACTTTTCAGACCCTAAGAACTTGTAGACCTGACTATTAGACTCTGTGTAACTAAGCTCTGGGCCCCATACTAATTCCATAGTACCTCCGCCCACATTGCTAGCAAGAATGTCTCGCAGCTTATTAATAGCAGCCTTGTTTGGTAATATCTTGTGGTCTAAATTACCAAGAGTCCACAGTCTAATATTAGAAATGGCTCCGTCTAGAGCGGACATGTCAGCTAATCGCATCTTTTCTAGCATGATGATGTCGTCTAAAATTGCGTAAATCATTGGGTTTGCCCACTGACTCCAATCGTCCTTTTTGTAGTAGAACGTTAAAAGTCTGTCTGGGTCTAGCTGAATATCTTTGTCGCCCCGCTCAACAGCTCTACGAACCTTGGCTGGTAGTGTTTCTAGAATGTCAGCAGGTATACTAGAGTCGCCAAACTTGTCAGACATGCTATTTCTAATGGAAAATTTCTTTTGACCTAAGAATAGGGACATATCTCCGTCTTTCATCGTTACGGACATAGGATTGAAGAAATTGTATCTCCAAGGTATCTGGTTCTTGGTGACGTCTGGTGTCTCTACCTTGATGTCATTAGCCATTGACTTCATAAAGGTGGATAATTCTGGAGTTACATTTGCGAAACTCTTATACATGATCACATTACCCGTTCTATACAGGTTATTTAGAAATCTCTCAGATCGCTCTTTACCATTAACCTTTTTGAACCATTGGGCAAAAAACTTTTCTGCGCTTCTGTTTTCGTGAACTAGGTTGATCCCCTGACTGCCAAAGTCGCCCATGAGATCTACAACATTGCGTATGATTCCAACCTTATCATATGCGTCCATGCACATCTTAATGGCTCGTTTTTGCTCTCGTGAAACCTGCTCGTTAGGTCTAAAGGCATAGTAGTCTTGAGACGTAAAGCTAGGTCGTACAGATTTATTGGTCTCAATGTCTATAAAGCTTCTATGGTTTGCAAAGCTTTTATTAATAGGGCCAAAGGACTCCATTGAGTCCCTATGATAATTAGAGTATGCTTCTTTTTTTTCTTCATCGTTAGACCAAGTAGGCAAATCAGACATGGTATTATTTCTCTTTCAAATCAATTGGAATGTTAGTTGGAATGGTTACAATATTATACACAATCTTTTAATAGATGTCCTTCATGCTGTCTGTGAACCAGTTTGGGCCTGAGTACATATTTTCATCGTTCTTTCTCTCTGCTTGCTCATAGGTTGCAAACCCTCCAAAAAACTTGTACTCTTCTGGGGCTACTGTTCTCATTATGTTTCTAGATGCTATGTTGGCCATTATTAATGCGGAGTAACGATCCTTTCTCATTTTACTTTTCTTTCCAGCTCCAACTATAACCTCTGGAGTATCCCATCTATCTCTACCATTAGTGGTTTGCGTCATCTGAATCATTGAAAGCTCATCTTTAAGCTCTTCTATATCCATCACGCATTGCTCTAGAGTATCATAAGATCTGTCTTTTAGCCCGTCCTCTGCTGCGGAAAGACCCAAGCTAACAGTGTCAAAGAATGGAAACAATAAAGCCTTATCTTCAAAGTCTTTTCTTAAGCTATGGTTGGCTTCTGCTAGCCAGTCGTATTTTGCAAATTGACACATCTCTAATATGTGAAGCCCTCGCTCATCGTCTGTGTCCTTTTCTTTATTTTCATCTATGACTGGCCATATAGCTACTTCGTCCTCTTTTATCTTATCCTTATCATGCAAAGACTCCATCACTGCAATGCCGCCCCCTTGAGCATCCATCGCAACGTGAACGCATGGAAACAGTCTCATTAAGTCTCTAATCTTTCTTGCGCAGTATGCGTAATAATCCGTCTCCGCAGCGAACCCCTTTTTAACTTTAGCCTTGTGTTCTGACCTGTTAGTTGTCCAGCAATGAACAATACGTCTGTGGTCTGGATTAATCTCTATAACAACTATGGAAAAATTGTCAACTTCAGATGCAGGGTCAACGCCAAACACGTATCTCTTATCTGGATCGCCAATAAGTTTAGCCTCAAAGGATATCTCGTTCCCCTGAGAATCTTTTACGCAGTTGTCGTTTGAAACAACGCAGGACTCTATCAAAGACCTCTTAAAGAAGCCTTGACTATCTCTTGTAAAGCACGCTCCAAATTCCATCTGATAGATACCAGCATGAACGGTAGCCTTCGATCTAGCGACCTGAGCTGCGTCCATAAAGCCCGGCGGTAATAATTCGTATGGTATTCTGATAATAGAGTATTGAGTCCAGTCAAAGCCCTCTGGGGCGTCCTCACCGTTGAACACCTCTCTGAGTCTAGATCTAGACCCCTTACTTTTAATTATCTGCTTCCACTTTTTCCAGTATACAGCAAAATGATTAAAATCATAATAGGCTGTTCCTGAAAGTATAATCTGGTTATCTTTTGCCCCTATGTCAGACTCTATTACTTCATCTTGTTCTATGTCTACCCCTAAGTCCTTGGCCTTCCTCTCGGATGCCAGTCTTCTGACGTTCTCAATTGGGTCTGCACTAACGGCTGCAAAGCCAGCTACAACGTTTTCAAAGATATCCCGTGGTATAGATGCAAACTCGTCAGATATAATATCATTAGCACGCTGTCCACGAATCTTCTGTCCGTCACCAAGTGGTAAGCAAGTTATTGTGCTATCGTTTATCCTCATGACACATCTATCAACATCTCTACGGGGCCCACTAGTATTGCTACATATGTCTCTCAGGATGGGCGCGTTACGCCAGATGGTTTCCATATACTCAAACAGAACCTTTGACTGCCTAAAAGCAGCACCCACCACGACCACTTTTCTACTCGGAAGAATAAGAGTGCGGATAAGAGAGTATAGGGATAGCATAAAGGACTTACCAAATCCACGACTAGCTATCAACATAGGAAACTTCCTATTCCACATCTCACATAACATTAAGGCTTGAGAGGGTAGTATCTGAACGTTTAGTATATGCTTACAAAGAAAAGAGAAATACTCTGGTTTTGTCATTAGGTATGATAGCTTGAGGTGGAAGTCTCCACTCGACACCTTAAGTATAGACATGGGATTAAACAGGTCTTCATCTTTTACGTCTATGGACAACCATGCGTCGTCGATTTTTTTCAGTGGTGCATTTGACATTATTTTAACGAGTCTATCCCTCTGTATTTTCTACTATTAAGAACCGCGTCAGCAAAGCCATAATATACCGCTTCGTTCGCGCTTAGATACCAATCTCCGTTTTTAAGCTTAGTCTTTATGTACCTACTAACCTTATCCCTCGTTAAGTCTTTAAAGTGCTCCTTAAAGAACTTGCCCTCTTCACATCTCTCCTCGTATATATCTAACATTGCCTTGCCTTGAGTTTTTTCAAACTTCATAGCGCTTTGAACGTCTAAATAGTTACCACAGGTCGCCGTGCTGCCAAAGTGACACATAAAATATGCATGTGGACACATAATCCTTGTGTTGGCCGCCTGAAGTATAATGCTACTCATTGACTCTGCTTGGCCGTATACTAAGATGGTAATGTGTGACCTCGCGGATTTAATGGAATCGTACATAGCCATGCCGTCTCCCCAGTTTCCACCAATGCTATGCATGTGTATTAGAATTGGGCTATTCTTTGCGCTATCTAGATACCTAATGTTTTTTATAAGAGTGCTCGCCATTCGATAATCGACTCCGGGATCATCTTCAAACGGCCCATGATGACCGTGTAGATATATTTCCCTCTGTTCAAAGTCTAAACCTTGGGCATGTATAGAGTCTATATTATCATTCATTTTTTCTTCCCAATCGTATACATTTCGTTAACCCTCTTAAATATACTACTAACCAATAGAAAAGCATTATACTTATTACCTGCGAATACTACGTGGATATTATCATGAAGCTGAAACTCCATTAAACACTTAAGCATGTACTTTCCAGATATCTTGACTCGTTTTTTTTGAGACTCCGGTATTCTACTATTATCTGGGAACTCAACAAGGTCTTCCAGAGAGAATTCTAAAACAATAAACCTATGAGGTATCTCCTTCATCCTGTCTATCTCATTAAGAAA